GACTCCTTCAACATCTCCGCCATGATGTCTTGGCGGTAGGCGGGACGGGCTGAGCCACCTGCGGAGCGAATCTTGACGGAGGTGGCAGATTCCTCTCCACTCTGGACAAAGCCCTTCTTAAGATCGCTGACTCCTGACTTATCCTGTAGACTCTTGTCAATGCGTTGATCAACCATGTAGAGTTCAGAGCTTGCTTGGCCACCTGCGGAGGCTACACTCATCTTTCCTTGGACGGTATCCCCTGGGAACGTGATGATGGTCTGGTCGCCCTGCTGAATCTTGGTGATTTGCTCCTCGGTGAGGGTATCCTGAGCCAATGCCACCCAAACTTTGCTGTTTTCCTGGGCATTGCGGAGCTGAAGATTGATAATCGAATTCTTCTGGTCGGCATCTTGCTTGTAGGTGTCAATATCGGCCATGCCGAACTGCTTATCAGGGACTTGGTTAAACTCTAGGATGTGGGCGGGCCAACCCTCGGCTTTATACGGCCACTTACTCACCATCAATGGCTCATTCTGCTCAAAGGTGTAGAGGATAACCTTACCCTTCTCCCCATTCCGCTTTTCCTTGGGAGTAGGCCGTTGGAACACCTCAAATATCTCCACAAACTTGCTTCCGGTCTGATTCTTGTAGTTCTTATCGGCGAAGTCGATGAGGCTCCCCATCTTCGGCATGAGAATGTCAGTTCCATACATATTGACATCACCTGTGCGTACCTTATCCCCATAGCCCACCTTCCCCTTAATCAATTTCTTATCAACATTCAGGGTGTCATCATCTAGGAGATATTCCAGAGGATAATCGAAGCTCCTTGCGACCCAGCGGGCCTCGTCGAGGTTTGCGAGGTTGGCCGCTGGGTCTTTGAGGAAGCGGAGGGGATTGAGCCGCTTGACGAATACGTTTTCATCTTTGATTACCATGGACATCTCATCTGTCATGCCGAAGTTACCCTTGTAGCCATGCCAGAGGACACCGAATTTGAATAAGAGGGCGTCGAGGAGAACCTTGCGGACTTCCCTCTTATACTTAATCTCACCCAGTACATAATTGATGATGGCTTCCTGGGTCTTAGCCGACTTAGCCGAGTCGAGTTCAGTTTCTTCCATAACCCCTGTGAGTGGATTTCGCTTTTTAGCTATGAACGTTTTATTTCGCGGTTTGAGAAATACTCTGGGGTTACGGAAGAAAGTGGATGGGAGGTTGTATTGGATGATGGGGTAGATTTCGTTCAAGATTACATCCCAGTTCTGACCTATGGCTGGGATATGGACACCAGTATAACGCTCGATCGCCTCAATCATCTGGCCTTCGAGCTGGTCTTCGTTAAGACGCTTGGCCATCAGCAACTGATTCTTGATGTTGCTTAATTGCATATCGGTCAACTTGGCTTCAGCCATACATCTCCATAAAAAAAAGAGCCAGCCTTGAGATTTCTCTCAAAGACTGGCTCGTAGACCTATTCGGTGTAGAAGCTATTTAGTAAGTATTCGAATTACTTCCTGCTTCACTCCTGGGTAGAACTTTTCCTGCAAACTTATCAATCCCGCAATCTGCCTAGCAATCATCTCAACAAATGAGGGTTTACTAATGTTATTACTAACATTTAATTCTTTAACTGTCAATGATTATCCAAGATTCTATTCCATTCAGCAAAATCCATCCATTTCCCAATAACTTTATCACACCTACAACACTGTTGAAATAACCAATTAGGCTTGTAGCCTAAACAAAACTCTTTAGTAAGTGGATGAGAACAAAGTTTTTTATGTTTCTTTTTAAGTTTCCTCACATGGATGGGAATATCGCCCAAAGTTCCCCTGTCATGTACATCTTCTTGAAGCGTCTCCATTGGAGTTTAGGATTCTTCTCGGTCTTCTGTGGGATTAATCCTCGCTGGACTACTTCGTTAAATATTAATGCTAACTTCTTCCTGCGTGTGCCTCTCATGTTATTCTCCTATTCATCTTGCTTCTTCCCAATATTTTCCAGATTCTCCAGTAGAAACTAATAATGGCTTACCAAATGTTCGCCTCTCATGTTCTAATTTTGCTCGTTCTATATTTAGAAGTTCTTGTTGTTTAAACCACCAAATATTTCCAATAAGATGTATCATTTATTTCTCCTATTCTAAGATGTACTATTTTTAACAGCCCTCTTTCTTTGCTCTTAAAGGCAGTTAGTAAAGAATGAGTAGTCTACTCCCTCACAATTATCCCAAAACCCTCGGTGATATGGAGGGAGTTTGGCACCTTGATGAATCCATGGGGATTGAAGCTATCCCAGAACTCACTCATGGATTCGTTGCTTCCTACATCATCAAATAGGACGACACAGTCTTCAGCCAACTTCTTCCTCCAAGCATAAAACTCAGCTAGAGGACTCTTCCCATCATGCAGGGCATCTACGAATAGAATATCCACTGACCCATCCCCGATAAACTTGGAAGCTTCCACACTATCCTTGTTGAAGAAGCCGATATTGTTGGCTCGATAAACTGAATGAATGTAATCCACTATATCAAAGCTCATGACAAATCCATCTTGATGTCCTACATGGAGGGCAAAGGCCGACTCACCCTGATTAGTCCCAAGCTCAATGGATAACTTTGGCTCTACTTGATTGGCGAGACTCGTGAGGAAGTGGTAGTAATTCTCTGGACTCTCAAGTAATGCCGCCTTAACTTTCTCAATCATGCCATTCTCCTCTTCATTAAAGCTTCGGCTAGTATAAAGTCCATCTCCGTGTCAATGTCTACACACCTTTCCTCTGGCATGATGTAGGCGAGACGCTTTCCCCCACCTCTACCATGCGAAATTAAACTCTCTCTGGTCATGGCGATAATTCCGGCTGTCCTCTTGTAAGCCAATGGGCGGTAATCCTGGCGGTTAAGGTTCGGTCGCTCCTCTTGGCCCTCAAATTCCCGAAGGATACCATCGTCCCCTATCCACTTGAGGCGTTGAGGATGAGTTTCCTGGGCATTGCATACTCCTACGACTGAATCTGCCTTATGATCTATAAGCTTAGTGATGATAGAGTCTAAATCTTTGTAGGTGAAGAGGGGGTTGGTGCAGAGAACCTCCACAATCACATCATACTTTGTGTACTCTTCCCTTGTAACCACATCTATCAGCACATCAATTAACTTAGCCGAGTCAGTTGAGAGTTCATCTGGCCTCCCAATAACATTTTCCCACCCAACAATAGCTTGAATTCTCCCCACATAATCTGTGGTGATTACATGAGTATTAACTAGAATGGACTTGGCTACCTCCTCCACACACCATTTGATGAGAGGCTTCCCACACATGACCTTGGTGTTCTTCCCTGGGAGTCCCTTGGAGCCTGCCCTTGCTGGTGTGATTGCTAGGATATTCATACTTCTCCTTTGTGGCCGCACAGAAAAAGATAAGGGCGGCCAAAGACCCAGATCAAGAACCAAATCGTTAATAAGGTAAAGGTCAAAGGAAAGATCAAGAGAAAACCAATCACTAATCCAATCTCCATCATTTCCCCTTCCCATAACTACACCATATACAAGTCCGCCTCTTATGATACCGAGAGTGGTATGTGGAGTGGAACCCAAAGAAGCATTTAACAATCCTCTTTAAGTAGAACCAGGTGGTTAGCTTCATTAGAAGAACGTCTTCTTCGCCGGTATCCTGCGATACGCCATAGCATTCCTATTCCCAAATCCATGAAACGCCTTCTTCGGCTTCTTGGCATCAATGGCAAACTGTCTCACCTGGTCAAACATGGAGTCTTCCCCGACCTTGCTCCTGGCACCCTTGGGATACTGTAGCAACTGCACCAAAGATTGAGCCGCATCACATAAATCATCGTGAACTGCAGACGGAAACCTTACCAGTTGGTTCTCTAACTCCCCCATGCCCTGGCGGTGATAGATAACATGTTGTGCGTATCGGGGCTGAAGTCTAATCTCAATACGAGTTTCTTTGTCTGCATCCCATAGCAATTCTTTTGTAGTAATATAATCATTTCTTTTTTTCATATCTTGTTTCAAAAGATACTTTGTCACCTGCTCAAGCATTGCTTTCTCGAAGCCCACAGGCACATCCGAGCCTGTGACAATCCTAAGCCTATTCACCATGAGGAATATCTGCTCGATGAACTCGTCCGGCCTCATCCCAATCTTATTGATGTAGGTCTCGATTAAGATGTCATTTGACGGAGTCAGGAACCCAGGCATGATAGCTGTGGAATCAGAACTCCTCTTTTCCTTCCAGGCAAGATCGCAGGCAATGGCGGCTCGGCACTCTCTCAGTAAGCCGGTTGATAAGACTTCATTCTGCTCACCGAACAAGATGTATCTGTCAGACTCCTGCCGCCAGTACCTGAAATCCTTCTTGTCGAATCTGACGTTGCTCCCTGAGACTGGGTCATTCTGATATTCTTTTGCAAAGACACTGGGCTTCTCCTTCTGTAGCTTAATCAAGTCCTCTGCCGTCATCTTCTCAGGCCAGAGGGCCGTATTGTCCTCCTTCAATGCCCTGTAGAACATCTTGTGGTACTCGGGGTACTTATCCTTCCCAACCATCTTGGCGAGTTGGCTGTCATCATGGAGGATTGTCCCTATGATAATGTACTGACAGACTCCCCTCTCCCCCGCAGGTATCAACGCCTCATCCACATTGGCCTGGAGTTCAGCCCGCCTCTCTGGATTCTTAACCATCTCGTCATCCTCAATGTCATCCATGATGATGAGGTCGGGGCGGCTGTACTTAAACTTGATACCTCTGACCGTTCCAATCTGCTCCACACCCTTACACATGACCTTTGTCTCAAAGCCATCCGCATGAGTGAAGACTGAGTCCCCCTCTGCATCCTTGGTAATCTTAATCGGCGGGAAGCTATTCTTCAGCTTCTCATTCTCACTCAGCTCCTTCTTGATGGCCTCAAGGTAGGCCGCCCCCTTCTTAAACGGGTTGGACACTATCAGAATGAACCGCTTCTTCTTATATAGTATTCGGTGGAGGACATAGTCGAAGTTGATAATTGTCGATTTTGCATGTTCGCGCGGTGCCGCTATCGACAGATACTTATGCTCACAGGCGGCTTTCATGATCTCAGTATGAAACTTCGGGGTCTCTAGCTTATGGTGATTCGGGCAGAAGAATCGGAGGCAGAGGAGTGGCTTGGTCGAGAGACTCTGATAGATTCTCTCTATGGGAGTCGGGGCGGCGGGGACACTTGGGACACCTGGGATGGCCTCAACGATTGGCTCGGCTACCTCGGCCACCATGACCGTTG